GTGCTCCAGCACCTGATCACCCAAGACGAGAACCTGCGGATGGTCCCCACCGACCGGGACGCGCTGACGGCCGCCGCCGCCGGACTCCGCGATGAACTCCGGAACCCGGCCGCGGACCCCGCCAGGCGGCGCATGCTGACCCGGTGGGCCGGCATCGCATCACTCGCGCTGGGTGACTACCAGAGCGCACGTGCGTTCCTGCGGCAGGCCCTGGACCTCGCCACCGCCGGCGGCAACCCCCGGGCCGTCATCGCCACCCAGCTCAACCTCGGGGACGCGTACCGGTACGCCGGTGAACTGGAGACCGCCGAGGCGTTGTACCGCAGCGCCCTGGATACCGCCCGCGCCCAGCAGCCCGACCTTCTCGACTTCGCCCTCCAGCACTTCGCCAAACACCTGATGGAGGCGGGCGACCTCGCCGGCGCCCGCACCTACCTACGGGAAGCCTTGCGCCTTCGGCAGGCCAAGGGGGACGCCGAGCTGATCGAGTCGACCCAGGCCGCTGTTGACCGCGTCGAGCTGCTGCTGGGCCGGGCAGATGCCGGCGCGTGGAGCAGCCGGTGGACGTCATGGCTCCAGGCCCACACCTCCACCCACACCTCGGCCCGGTGGAACGCAGACTTCCCCACGATCCGGGACGCGGTGCGCACCCTGACTCAGCACGCACGCGTGCAGCCCCGGCACCTGCGAGGCCAGTTCCCCGCCGAGCTGATCTCCGCGATGACGGAGGAGGCGGAGAAGGCCCTGGCCGCCGAGGGCTATCTGCACAACGGCAAGTGGAACGCGGCCGTCGGTGACGCCGCCAACCGCTTCGCCGGCGAGGTCGACCTGGCCACGGTCGTCGCCCGGTCCGCCGGCCTGGACGTCGAGCAGCCCCACACCGGCGTCTATATCGCCTACCTGGACGAGGGACAGTTCCTCGACTTCCACGTCGACGAGTTCGGGTTCGGCGAGGCCAACCTGATCCTGTGTCTCAAGCACGACCGCCCCACCACGCCCGCCACCGCGAGCGCCACCGTCTTCATCACCGCCGATGGCTACCGCGCATGCGACCTCGCGGCGGGGGACAGCGTCGTCTTCGACGGGGCACTCACCCCGCATGGCCGGACTCCCCTCGGCGCCGGGGAGAAGGTCATCCTGATCAGCTTCGGCTTCCGCGCGAAGGACCAGGCTCTGCGTACGATCACCAGCCTTCCAGCAGTCCCGCAGTAAGGTCACGCGGTGGCCGGACTTTGGTTCCGGTCATCCGCGTATGCGCCCTGGCAGGTCGGGCACATGCACAGGACGAACGTCCACGCCGACTCGACCTCGGCCCGGTCCAGAGGGTCCTGGTACCGGGCCCGGTCCTTGAGACTGTCGGGCAGCCGGGTGGTGGGCCCCAGGTCGAAGCCCGTACAGGTCCGGCACAGAGCGCACGCGTGCCCGGCCGCGGCCTTCCCGCCGGTCGGGGTGTGTTCCTGTTCCACGCACGCACACACGGTGCAGTAGTGGCCATAGATGTTCGCCATCAGGCACCCCCGGGGGCGTTGTGCATCCGGTGGACCAGGGACACCGCGACATGTGCGGTCAGCGACATGGAGGTCCCGTCCAGCTCATAGGTGGTGGACCAGAGGTTGATCGTGATCGGTTCCTCGGTGTCGAACACCGACGTGAGATCCAGCCGGTTGTCGACCTGGCGGGTCTGGGTCACCGGACCCGACCGGGACGTCACCGGGGTGGTGCGCCGGCCGTTCTGGACCCACTGGAACCAGGAGTCGATCGTCGGGTTGAGCGGGCCTGCTTCGTCGCCAACTGGCCCGACGAACACGGTCGCCGCGATCGACCAGAGTCCGGGGATCGTGAACTTGATGCCGCCGTCGTCCAGGACGATGCCGTCCGGGGGCTCCTCGTCGGCCAGGACCAGCCGGATGGGGATGGAGTCAGTGGTGGTGACGGCGGCGGGGGTGTCGAAAAACCCGCCGACGGGCGGCGGCGCGTCCTTGCCGTCCTTCCCGTCCTTCCCGTCCTTTCCGGGCTGCCCGTCGGTCCCGTCCTTGCCGTCCTTGCCGTCCTTGCCGTCCTTGCCGGGCTGCCCGTCGGTCCCGTCGCGTCCCGGCTGCCCAGGCGGCCCTTCGAGGGGCGAGAGCAGGTCCCAGTCCTCGCTCTCCCCCGGTGCGCCGGCGGGGAAGTCCTTCGTCGCGATGAACTTGCCCTCGGCGGTGGAGACGGTCAGGCCGCGGGCGTACTGATCACCGGGGACCCAGGGTCCGGCCCACAGCATCCACCGGTCGGTGTTCTCGCCAGGCACGGGCACCGGTCCGGCCGGCGCGTTGGGTACGGGACGCAGCTGCGGTTCGAGGGTGGGCCCGGTGCCGGCGCGGTCCTGGATCTGGGTGGCGAGGAACCCGCCGAACACGGTGACCGTGTTGTCGGTGTCCCGGCCGAAGGTCTGGATGATCAGGCTGATCGGGCGGGTGCCGATGGCGGAGAAGGCCCAGTCGGCGCCGACGGAGAGGATCTGTCCGCCGCCAATCGCCCCAGATCCGCGGAAGATGGGCGTCGCGGCCGGCGTGACCCCGTCAAAGAGGGTCCAGGCCATCCACACCTGGACGTCCATGGTGTAGGCGATGGCTGCCTGGGAGGCGAAGCGAAGGCCGCCGGTGACCAGCCACGAGGAGTCGCTGATGGCGGTGACGGTGGTGCCGTCGCCGGTCATGGCGGTGAAGCCCGGATCCAGGGTCATCGGCACGACGGCCGGCGCGGCCGGAGCGGGCAGCGGGTCGGTGAACGTTCCGACGCTGATCTCCCCGCCGCCGAGCGTCTGCCCGGGCGGCCCGGGCGGACCAGGAGGACCGGCGGGGCCGATGATGCCGTAGGCCCCGCACTCGGAGGGGTAGAGGAAGGGCGACCCGGGCGGAGGCATACCCTTCTCGGGCGTCAAGACGCCGTAGGTTCCGCACGGCGGCGGGTAGGGGCTGCTCATGACGGCTCCAACGGGGTGGGGGCGGTGGCCTCGGGGGGCCCGGGGATCTCGTCACCGGGAACCCTTGCGAGGGCTCCGCGGGACAGCGGCCCGGACTTGTCATCCGCGGCCGACAGGGACGACAGGGCAGAGAGGGAGAACAGCCCGTCGGGGTCGACCACGGTGAAGCAGAACGTCGCTGACATCGCGGTACTGACTTCGACGGCCGCACTGGGCAGCCAGGACACAAGCGTCATGGTTCCGCTGCTGGAGAGGCGGGCGCCGCCCGCGCCGATCCCGTTGGTTGCGGAGGAGACGACGACGGTGCCGGGGTCGTACCAGCCGGCGGCCAGAGTCCCCAGTGTCTGGTCGGTGATGTTGCCCGCGTTGGATGGGCTGGGGGCCGTGTTGACGGCGGTGATCGCGACGGCGTTGATCTGTGCGCCGGTCCTGGTCAGGGTCACCGTGAACATGACCGTGTTTCCGCACTTGCGGCCAACGAAGGAAGAGAGGGACCAGCCGGTCGCCGGGGTGAAAGCCGAGGTCGACTCGGTCACGGGGGGTCCTGAGTTCAGGCGGGCATCGGTCAACCGCATGCCTGGCCTCCAGAGCGTGATCTTAACCACCCTCTTTCTTTTTCTTGGCGCGGTACCTTGCGGTCCCCTCGCGCTGACAGGTCTTACATCGGCGGATGATCCGGCCCCGCATCATTCGATCGCTGGTGTTCTCGGCGTCGAAGGGGTGGCCGTTCTTGCAGTGCGTCTTGGGCGGGATCGGGATGTAAGCCTGTCGGTGACAGGTCCGGCACTGCCTCTTGCTTCCATGAGTCTTGAGGTTCTCTCCCGAGTACGGATGCCCCTGCGGGCAGTGCGTTCGGGATAGGTTCCGCTGGACCGTTCCGCCGCGCCGGATGTTCTCTCGGTGGGTCACCGGTTCAAGGTGATCCGGATTGACGCAGGCTCGGTTTCGGCACAGGTGGTCCAGGGTCATCCCGTCCGGGACTCCTCCGGCCAGCAGCGTGTACGCCACGCGGTGCGCGTACTGGTTACGCCCTTCGAATCCGAACCGTCCATATCCGTTGGACTTTGCTGCGGTCCATTCCCAACAGACCCCGGATGCGTCGACCTTGCTCCAGAATCGCTCTTCGATGTCATTCATGACATCAGGATACGGATTACCTAGAGGGTGACGGTCGCCGGGTGGGCGAGGGTGACGGGGGTGCCGGCCGGAACGCTCGCGGGGGTCGTCCCGTCGATGCCGCGCTGGATTCCGAACCACTGCGGGGTATCAATCCGCAGTTCGTTGAACCAGATGAGCGGGTTGACGTTGGTGGCGTCGTTGAAGGCGGACGCGAATACGCCGACCGAGCCGAAGGGGATGTTCGTCCCGAAGGTGACCGTGGACGTCCAGGCATCGGGTTCGCGGGCTGCCCCGGGCCACACCTTCATCTCCAGCTTCTGGCCGGTCAGCCGGGCACGGAAGCGGAACTCTGTGTTGGCGGCGTACGTCAGACCGGGCACGGTGATCAGCGTGGTGGTCCCGGTCGGCGAGGACCCGTTGACGGCCAGGGTCCCGTCCGTCTTGAAGTTCAGCCGGGCCCGGTAGAACGTGGTGCCGTTCTGATACCGGAAGGTGATCCCGGACAGCAGGGAGTTGGTCAGAGCGAGCTGGGACACCGACGTGAGGATGGTGATGTCGGCGTCGGTACAGGGCCCGGTGATGATCGCGTGGCGCTGCGAGTTGAAATCGGGCATGGCGATCCGGCCCTGGGTCCCGGTGGTCGAGAAGTCGGCGAGGGTGCCGCCGGCGTATTCGTAGGCCAGGCCCGAGTCGGTGTGCCCCCACCCGTTGGTCGTGGTGCGGGTGAAGGCATCGGTGACGGACTGGATGCCGTGGCATCGGACCGTCTCGGGGCCGACCCGGAGGTCGAAGGGGAAGTCGGGCTCGTCGTCCAGGGCGCCGGTTTCGTTGGTGCGGAACAGGACGTCCTTGGCCCAGAACACGGCCGAGGCCGGCGGCGTACCGAGGGTGGCGATTCCGACGCGTGCTTCGACCGCGTTGGCATTGGACGTGTCGGAGAGCACCAGACGCGTCCATTCGCCCGCGGGCACCGTCACCGGAGCATTGGCCGACTCGATCAGTGCCCCGGTCGAGTCGTACTGGTACAGGTACAGGGTGGCCTGCCTGCTGTCGGTGGATCGGATCCAGCCCGTCGCCCGGTAAGGGCGCCCGGGGTTCACCGGGTGCCGGTCGCTGTAGATGCGGGGGTTGGTCGTGGTCCCGTTGGGCGTGATGCGCGCGCACCGGGTGTCGGGAGTGAACTCGGCCGGGGGGATGTCGACCAGGGCGACGGTGCCCCCGTTGACCGTCCAGTCGCCCAGGCTGTCCTGTAGCTGGGGGTTGTCATTCAGGGGTCGTCCTGCGGCCGTCCAGGTCTGGCCCGGGGGCTTGACGTGCGCCCGCATGACCAGGTCTGCGGGGGCGAGATCACCGCCGAGGATCGTGTGGTCGGAGTCGACACGGTCAGGGGCGTCCGCGCGGGACGGAAGGGCCGGCTGGACGGGAGTGTGTGCGCCGACCCAGGGTGCGTACGGAGTGCAGTTGGCGGTGATCTCCCAGCTGGTCGGGGTGATCGTCTCGCTGTATCCCTGGACCAGGAGGTCCACGACCCCGTCCGGGTGTTGCGGCGGAAGGCCCGTGATCTGGAGTCGTGCGCCGACGTCCAGGGACAGCCATTCGGCGAGCGATCCGCCCGCGGTCATCATTGATCCGGATACCTGCGGGTAGCGCAGCTTCTCGCCCTGGCCCAGCGACATCACGTGGTAGGCGAGTCCGGGCAGCTGCCCGTCCGTCGCGACATTGAAGGTGACTGAGGTCTGGTAGCGGCCGACCAGGCGGATCGACTCCTCGTCCGTGACCTGCGCCGACGATCCGCCCGTGCGCGAGGCCGTCACGTCGTTGCGGATGAGCTGGTCATCGAGGACCGGGGAGAAGGGGGCGGCGATCTCGGACTTGGACGCGTCCAGGGTGACGGCCGGCGGTAGCCCGTACATCTGGTAGCGGGGCCGGTAGTGGAATCCGGGCAGCTCGCGCCGCTCGATCAGCATGCCGCCGTCGGCGTGCGCGCAGTCGGAGAGGACCTCCCACATCGTCGCGATGGGCTGGACACCCAGACGCTCGGTCATCCACGAAAAGCCGGTGGTCGTGAACTCGAAGCCGACCTCGCGCGCCATCCGGTCCATGCGGACCAGCGCGACCTCGCCCTGGTATCCCCATGCGGCCCAGTCGAAGGGGTCCTCGAAGGTCGGGCCGAAGGTGTCGTTGAAGACGGCCAGGTGCCCCATCTTGAAGCCGAGTTCCATCGTCCGGCCTTCGGTCTCCCACCGGGTCATCCGGCCCGGAGTGCCGCCCCCTCCCTGGAAGGTCGCGGACTGGGAGGTGATCGTGCCGGCTTCATCGATCCAGCTGACCGTGAGATAGGCGTTCGCTCCGGCCATGCCGCACTGGATGCGGAAGCGGACCCAGTGCCCGAACAGGTTGGTCGGGGGGATCTCCATCAGGAGTTCGCCGGCCCGGGATCCCGGCGTGAAGTCGTTGCCGTAGACGTCGATCGTGGTGACGCTGGTCGTGGGGTTGGTGACGACGTTCACGTCGAACTCGTTCCACGGCGTGCCGGTGGTCCTGATGAACGCGACCAGGGTGTCGAAGTCGGTCGGCGCCGGCGCCTTCTCCATGTAGAAGAGGAACTCGCACTGCCAGCCGTCGCCGACAGGGTGGGGCGGGATGGTCGCCTCGATCACGTGGGGCTTCTTGTCGGGCAGGCTGGCCACGTTCAAGGTCCCGGCCGGGCCGCCGCCGGCGGAGAACTCGACACCGGTGACGTAGGCGTCGGCGACGCCGTCCATGGGGCTGGCCGCGACGGTGGCCAGCGGTCCGTCCTCAAAGGGCCAGTATCCGACCAGCCGGGTGTCGGCGAGGATGCTCCTTCGCAGGGGCGAGGGAAGCGGGGGCTGGCCCTGGGTGAGGCGGCGCAGACGGCCCGCGACGGTGATCGTGCACCGGGACTCTCCGGTGTACCCGGGCTGGGACAGGTCACCGTACGGCCACTCGGGAGTCCAGGAGTCGATGTGCCCGGTCAGCCGGCGCGTCATGTCGGTGATCCGGGACTGCCCGAACAGCTGGAACGCGTTGCCCTGGGCGTCGGTGAAGGAGGTCGCGCCGGGCGTCTGGACGGTCAGGTCGGGGGAGGCGACGATCGGGCCGCCGCGGCCGTTGCGGACCTCGAAGCCGTAATAGCGGCCGGCGCCGGACTGACTGTACGAGTTGATGTTGTTGCCGAGGTCGAGCGGAACCGTCGCGTCGTCGGCGAGAGCGACCACGCCGGCCCGGACGACCGGCGGACCGACCAGCGTCCAGGGGCCGTTCATCGACGGCGCGCTGTAGAACGAGACGGTGTGCGTGCTGCCCGCCGTCGAAGGTTCGAGGACCCAGCGCAGACAGACACGCTGACCCGGCATGAAGGGGAGCGGGACCGTGCAGACCTCGATGTCCTGTGTACCGGCCGTGTTCCAGAAGCTGATCGCCATGCAGCCATCGGCGTTGATGTACGCCTCCCACACGCCCTTCGCGGGGTCGGAGAGACGGTGACGGGCGGCGATCTCCAGCGTGGTCTCCGACCAGGGTGTGGGGCCCGCGTACGGGGGCACGGCAGGCCACTGGCCGGGGATCCGGTCCAGGGCCACGTCGACCCGCAGGTCCAGTCCCGCGGTCGTCGCCATCGCCGCGGTGCCGGGCGCACGGATACCCGAGAACGTGTCGGTGCCGACCAACAGGTTCACCGCATCCGCCGGCCCCCAGATACGACAGGGTGTGCCGCGCCGGATGTTGGGCCAGTGGGCGCCGGATCGAAGACCGGGGGTGAACCGGCCGTCGCCGTTGTCCAGGGTCAGCGTCGCGGTCGAAGGGCTCATCTCCGCGGCGTCACCGGACCGGCCGCGGCTGATGGTGATGCCCTGCTCCAGGAGGTACGCGGACACGTCCGTCCACACCCAGCTGTCCGGGTTGCCTTCGGGCTCGGCACCGAAGGCGATCTCGACCTTCAGCGGGATGCGCCCGGTGGGGAACGGTGTCGTCATCGGGCGCCTCCCGTCGCGACCTGGCCCTGGCCGAGGAAGCGCTGCACGTTGCCTCCGCCGCGGACCCGGATCGAGTTCTGGAGCCAGTCCAGGATCGCGTCCGCACCCCCGGTGGAGTTGAACTCGATCACGGGGCGCTGCGACGCCATGCCGGCGGCGTCCGGCATCTCAGGACGCAGGGCCAGGCTCATGTCGGCGACGGCGGCGTCCAGCGGGCCCATGTTGCCCTTGATGCCGACCGCGATGCCGGGCGGGATCCACTTGCCGATCTCGTCCGCGAACAGCTTCGACGGCGAACCGATGTGCAGGTGCCGCTTGAAGCCGTCAACGAAGGAGTCGAGCAGCCCGTTGGCCTGGTCCTTCAGCCATCCCCAGGCGCCCTTGATGCCGTTCCACAGGCCCGTCACCAGGTCCAGGCCGGCGTTGTAGAGCTGCCAGGCGCCACCGACGATCCAGTCCTTGATCTGCCCCGGCAGCGCCACGATGTTCCGGTAGAGCCACGACAGACCGCCGGAGATGCCGTCCCAGATGGAGCGCAGGAAGTCCGAGCCGGCCGAGGTCAGCTGGTCGTACTTACGCGACAGGTAGTCCTTCGCGCGGCCCGGCAGCTCTTGCAGCCACACCCAGAACTCTTCGGCCTTCGTCTGCGCGCCACCCCACAGGGAGGCGAGCCAGTCGACGCCGGCCTGGGCGAGCTTGGGCAAGTCCACGGTCACGAAGCCGTAGACCCGGCCGGGCAGTTCCTGGAGCCACGCCCAGAACTCCTCGGCCTTGTTCTTCGCACCGTCCCAGAGAGCCACCAGCCAGTCGACGCCGGCCTGGCCCAGGGCGGGCAGGTCGACGGTGACGAACTCGACGATCTTGCCGGGGAGTTCGGAGAACCAGGTCGAGACGGACTCCCATGCGGACTTCAGGCCGGACCAGATGGAGAGCACCAGGTTGGCGCCCAGCGAGATCAGCTCGGCGAGGCCGGCGCCGACCCAGTAGGCGATCTTGCCGGGCAGGGCGGAGAGCCACGTGGTGAAGGAACCCATCCCGGATTCCGCCCCGTCGGCCATCTTGCCGGGCAGCTCCGAGAACCAGGTGGTGACACTGGTCCACAGGTTGCTGATGGGGGTGGCGATCCAGTCGTCCCAGAGCGATCCGAACCAGTCGCTGATGCCCGTGCCCAGGTCCGAGAACCAGTCGCCGACGGACGACGCCTTCTCCGCGAACCAGTCCTTGACCGCCTGCCACCACTCCGGGAACTTCTCCTTGGACCAGTCGATCAGCTTGGAGATCAGCTTGCCGACCAGGCCGCCCGCGATCAGGCCGAGTCCGACGGCGAGCATGCCGGGAAGCTCGATCAGCGCGGTCATGATCGCAGCGCTGACCGCCACGATCTTGAAGGTCTTCTCGGGGTTGCGGGTCATCGCGTCGGCGAGCCTCTCGCCCAGCTGCGGCAGCTTCTCCAGCAGCTTCGGAGCCCATTCCATCAGCGCGTCCGCAGCCTTCGGCCCGTACTCCGAGATGCCCTCTTTGATGATCTCGCCCAGCCGCAGGACGCCGGTCTTCACCTGGGCGAAGTCGCCCTGGAACAGGTCCACGAAGACCTGGGAGAAGGTGCGCTTGAACTCGGTGAGCTTCGCGCCGAACCCGGACGTGAGGGCATTGGCGGCGTCCACCGCGGCGCCCCCGAAGTTCTCGAACTGGGTGCCGGCCGTCTTCAGGTCGAGCGCGTCCAGGGAGTCGCCCAGCTCGCCGGATACGTCACCCATCAGCGCGATGCGAGCAGCGGCCCGCTCCGCCGGGTCCGGGATCGCCTTCAGCGCGTCCAGGATCTGGCCCGTGGCCTTGTTCGCCCGGTCCCCGCCGGCCGCCATGTCGGCGCCGATCTGCTGCGCGTTCAGGCCGATGGAGGTCAGCACCGGCTCGGCCTTCGGGAACTCCTCCAGGATGATGCGCGGGATCTCGTGCAGGGCGTCGCCCACGCGGTCGACGTCCTTCGCACCCGCGCCCAGAGCCTGGCGCATCAGACCGATGGCCTGCGGGCCGGACAGGCCCATGCGCTTGAACTGCGCGCCGTACTCGCTGAAGGTCTCCAGCAGCTCGGCCGCCTGCTCGTTGTTCAGGCCCTGCAAGCCCTTGGCGATGATGTCCAGGCCCTCTTCGGCGGACCCCGCCATCTGGTTCGTGAACAGGGAGCGGGTGGCCTTCGCGATCTCGGCGGACTCAAGATCCCAGGTACGGCCGATCGTCAGCATCGCCAGGCTGACGTTGCCCACCAGGTCCTCGGCGGAGTCCTTCGACAGCAGGCCTTCGGAGAACGCGGACTGGATCGCGCCCATGCCCTGCTCGAAGCTGTCCGCGAGACCACTGCTGTAGAGCCCGCCCGCGATGTTGCCGTAGTGCGAAGCACGTTCCGTGGTCAGGCCCATCTGCGCGGCGAAGTGCTTCTCGATGGAGTTCTGTTCCATCGCCTCGGCGATGCCGTCCATCAAGACCTTGCCGATGGCCGCGGCTGCCGCGACGGCGACCAGGGGTCCGGTCTTCGCGAAGCCGCCGATGAAGGATGTACCGCCCTCCTCGCCCGACCCTTCGAGATTCGCGCTGATGTCGGCACCGACGTCGTCCAGCTCACCGGAGATCGCCTGCGCCATCTCCCGGCCGGTCGCGTGCCCGGGACCGCGGCCGTCGACATCGACACTCAGACCACGCAGCGCGGCCTCGATCTCGGACGCCGCCTGCGATCCGACCTGCCGACCGTCCAGATCGATGTCGGCGTGCACCCCTTCCAGGGCGCGTTCGACCTCGGCGGCCATCTCGCGGCCGGCGTCGGTACCGTCCAGGTCCAGGCCGGCGAAAGACGACTCGATCTCCTGGACCAGGTCCCGGCCGATGTCGGCGCCCTCGCCGTCCAGGGCCCGCGACATCGACACGCCGAGGTCGTTGCCCAGCGCACGGCCGAGGTCCTCCCCCAGGCCGCCCAGCTCACGCTCCAACGTGCGAGTGACGGTCCGGCTGAAGCCCTCCATGGAGGGGATCAAACGGATGTAACCTACACCGACTTCGGTGGCCATCGGTCACCTCCTACCCGTGGAAGGGCTCTGCGTTGGGTGGTCCGGCGGCGGCGAGCAGGGCCCGCTTCTCGTCGGGGGTGAGTGTCGACTGCGGCTTGCGCACCGACTGTTGTGGCCGTACGGACTTCGGGGGGTTGATGCCCTTGACGCCGTTCTTGCTCCGCTGCCAGTTCGCGACGTTCATCGCGTCCACGGCGGCGCACAGCAGGTTGTCGGCGAGGGTGAGTCCGTCCCCGCCGGCCGCCTTCACCAGGAGCGAGGCGGGGTCTTCGAGCAGCCCCCGCACGCACGCGGTGAAGTGGCGGAACGGCAGAGCGTCGGCGTCCATGCCACGCAGGGCCAGGTCGGCCTCGGCCGCCCGGAACAGGCTCGGCGTGGCAAGAACGGCTACGACCCTTTTCCCTCGGCTTCGGCCTCGCTGTCCGGGGTGTCGCGCTCCGACATCCAGGCGGACACGACCTCGCCGACGACCTTGATCGGCAGCTCCATCAGGGCGGTGAAAGCGGCCTCGGGCCAGATGCCTTCGAGCAGGTCGAAGATCGTCTCTACGTCCGTCTTCCCGCTGGCGAGGGCACGGGAGATCTTCCGCACGCCGCCCGTGGGAAGGGTGGCCGAGGTCGGTACCTCGTACAGCTCGCCCTTCCACGTGAACTCGAACGACCCGGTGTCGACCGCCTTCGTGGCGGCGTCGGCGTCGAAGGCCACTTACTTGCCCCCTGCCGTGGTGGAGTCGGCGGCCGAGCCACCGTTCGGCGACGGAGTGGGCGCGGGAGACGGCGCCGGCGTCGGGGTCGGGGCCGGAGTCGGCGGGGTGTCGCTGCTGGGGGTCGTGTCCGCGTCGGGGACCGAGTACGTGTAGGTCGGAGCCCACGCCGCGTCGTTGGAGAACTTGCGCATCAGGTTGCCCGCGATGTCCTTCGACGGGTACACGCTGATCGTCAGCGGGTAGGAGACGGCGCCCGCGTTGGAGTAGGTGACGGCGCCTCGGGCGGTGACCTCGCCGTTCGGCACCCAGATGCGGGTCTGCGTCGCGCCGTCGAACCAGTCGAGCACCCAGGCCGACGGGCCGGCCTTGATCGGGACGACGTCCATCTTGTATTCGGTCGTCGGCGTACCGACCGCCGTGACGCTGCCCTTGTAGAAGGCCTGGAGGGTGTTCTTGTTGGTCTGGATCATGGTCACCGCAAGGGAGCCCTTGCTGGCCGTGATCACGGTGCGGACGATGGCCGCGTTCTGCCAGGCCGTGATGTCGGCGGTCGAGTCGTCCCAGGACTCGACCACGCCGTCCTCGGAGAAGTACCCGAGGTCAAGCCATGTCGCGGGCAGGGCGGTCGACACGTTGGTCGGACCGGCCGTCCCGAGGGGCGCGACGTACAAGTTGCCCGTCGAGGCAACCCGTACCTCCTCGGCTCGAAGTGCCATGATATGTCCCCTTTCGGGAGGTCTAGCGGGGTGTGGGTTGGATCGCGGAGTCGGCCCGCAGGTCGAACTCGACGGTCATCCAGGCACGCGACGTGCCCGAGGGGGAGTCGTCCAGGAGACGGGGGCCGGTGAACTCGCCGACCTGGTAGCAGGGGGTGCCGCCCAGCAGCGACGTGCCGGCCAGGGCCCAGAGCCGGGTCCGGACCTGCATCATCAGCGCGAGGGCTTCGGGTTCCCCGGTGTGCCAGGTGAAGACGTCCACGCGGGCCCGGTCGCGGACCGGGGGGAGCGCGGCCCCGCCGACCAGCCGCAGCTGGACCAACGGCGGCCGAGGGGTGGAGTCCTGCGGTACGCGGGAGACGACCGGGATCGGTGCCACCAGCGGTCGCAGGTAAGAGGTCAGCAGCAGTACCGCGTCGGGCCAGGCCATCAGTCGCGGGCCGCATCGACGGCCGCGCCGAGCGGGCGGTGATCTGCTTCGTAGGCGAGGGGGACGCCGATGACGGTCGCGCCGGCGCGTTCCCTGCCCGTGTAGGAGTCGGCGATTATGCCGCCCGGTGCGCGGGAGAAGACGCCGGTGTCGGTGGTGTGGCGGACCCGGTCGGCGATCTTCTCGGCCCGCCGCAGCAGGTCCTTACGGACGTCCTCGGAGGTGAGGATCTTCCGCATCCCGTCCTTGTCGGGACGGAAGCTGATGGTCCTGGGCATGGTCACCCCGTGTAGATCACTAGAGCGACCTCACGGTGATGGAGGCCGCGGGGGGTGAACACCGGGTTCGGGGGCCCGTTCGTCTCGAACGTGAGGCCCTGCCACTCGTACTGGTCGAGCGGACCGGTGTCCTGGTGGTTGGTGATCAGCAGCCATCCCTCGGTCTGCTGGTCGCGGCCGTCGGCGGCGGCGCGGGCGCGGGAGTCCTGCTGGATCCAGCCGGTGATCGGCGTGCGGGTAGCGCCGCCCTCGTAATCCCAGGTCTCGGATCCGTAGGCGTCGGTGACCCGCGCCGGCCGGACCTGGACGACCTGCTGAGGCAGCAGGTGTTCGGGTACCTGGTCGCTCATGACGACCGTGCCCGGATCACGTGGCCCTGGTCCACCTCGTCGGCCAGGGCCCGCAGGAATGCGGACAGGGACCGCTCGAAGCCTTCGACGGACCGGCCGCTGACCGTGCCCATGCGCCGCTCGGGTGCGTCCCCGATGCGGAGCCACACGGCGCGGGTGATCTTCTCCGGGTCGGTCACTGCCGTGCCTGGATGGTGGTGGCCTTGCGCCGGTAGACCGCGAGGGCGTCCCGGTCGGCCTGGGTGAGCGTGACGGCCGCTCCCCCACCAGCAGCCTGCTGGTAGGAGTAGTTACCGATGCGCTCCGACAGCATGCCCGCGGCCATCGACGGGGCGAGGAGCACCCGCAGCGCCATCCCGCAGACCGTGGCCATCACATCGGGCGGCACCGTCTCGTACCCGTACGCGTAGGTGACGGTGTACGTGCTGGTCTCGCGGTCCCAGTCCGGGTCCGTCCACGACTCGGGCGCGTTCAGCCACCCGCCGTGGATCCACAGCGCGACGGTGTCGACACCGTCGAAGGACCAGGTATGCGGCGGCATCAACATGCACGGCATGGCCGGGGCCGGTTGGCCGTCGCTGATGATCGGGGAGGGCCAGCCGGTGCGCATGTGCACCGCCCACACCGCGTGGACGGGCGTCTGGGGAAGCCGCAGCAGGTTGCCGACCGGCCGCTGAATCGTCACTGCCTGCGGCTGGAACGTGAACTCCTGCCGTGTGTAGGACCTGACCAGCGCGGACGCGTCGGCCAGCACCGCGCTGGACCGCGCCATCTCCTCGGGTGTGAGGGACCGCCCGAGCCGGTCGGCCAGGTCGAAGGGCCGCGCCAGCGGGGGCAGCGGCTGCGGCGGGTACACGCGGACTACTTCGCGGCAGCCGCGGGGGCCGGCGCCGGGGTGTCGGACGGCGGCGTGACGGCCGGGGTGACGGCGGCGAAGGGGTACTTGCCGGTGGCCGTGTCCGGGTTGGGGCCGAGTCGGGTCGCGACCTCGGCGGCCGTCCACGCGATGCGCATCACCGCTCGCCAGATCGTGCTGTCCATCTGCATGGCGTTGGCCACGACCTTGCCGGTCGCGTCGGAGATGACGCCGGACGGGTGCTGGGTGAACGTGATGTCCTGGCGGATGCCCAGCAGCGACTTGGACCAGTCGCCGTGGATCATGAGCGCCTTCGCCGGGTCCCAGCTGCCGTTCGTGACCTCGCGCATCGGGAAGCCGTACAGGCCGGTGTTGATCGCTCCGGCCAGGTCGGTCTGGTAGATCGGGGCGCCCTGCGAGTTGCGCATGCCGACCAGCTCCCACCCGATGCCGGGGGTGGCGGCGAAACCGTTGGTCGTGTAGCCGCGCTGTACGAGCTTCTGTGCGGACTTCGCGGCCGTCTTGGCCAGGTCCTCGGTCGCGGATGCGGCGGTGGTCTGGGTGGCTGCGGTCGCGCCGTCGAAGATGGCGGCCGGCCAGGTCGCGGGCTTGTTCACGCCGAACAGGACGGCGGCGTCCAGGGCACGGCCCAGGGCTTCCACCACCTGCGGCTGGACCTCGTCCCAGATCGGGAAGCCCGAGTCCTGGGCGTAGGCGTCGGGGATGACGACCAGGGCGGCCAGCTCCTCCACGATCAGGTTCTTCCCGGTCCACTCGGCACTGGTCGTCTGCTTCAGGTCCGTGAAGTCATTGGCCGAGTTGCCGACCCAGTACGCGCCGGCCAGCGCGGCGGTCGCGGGCATGCGGGCCTGGCGGGTCGACATCGTCCGGCGCTGGGAGAGCGCCATCACGGCCGAGGTCTGCGCCACGTTCTTGATGACCTGCTGCGACCATTCGATCGGCAGAAGGTCGGGGTTGGAGTGTTCGACGTCGGTGAATCCCATGACGTATCCGTCCTTTCACATACGGGGGGATGGGCTAGTCGATGCGCGGTCGGCGCATCCACGCGTTCATGTCCGTGACCTGGTCCGCTCCGGGCGCGAGGGCGCCGGGCTGGAGGTTCGCGACCGGCTTCTTCGCCGAGGTCGACGGGGCGCCGAAGGCCTCCTTCAGCGCGTCCGCGGACCGCTTCAGGTCGTCCTCACTGGCGCCCTGGAGGAACGTGGCCTGCTGGGGGGTGAGCCCCTTGGAGGCGGCGACCTTCCCGCGCAGCAGCTCGACCTCGGCGGCGATCCGAGCGGACTCGGCCTCGGCGGCGGCGTCCTGGGCGGCCTTCAGCTGGTCGGCCAGCCGCTGCTGGTCGGTCTTCTGCGCGTCCTCCAGGGCCTTCAGCTGCTTGGCCGCGGCGGCGTGCTCCTTGGCTCGGGCCTCCCACTTGCGGGCCTGGGCCTTCCAGTCGGTTCCGCCTTCGGGCTCGGGCTGCTGCCCGGTCTCGGCGGCGGGATCGGTGGCGGGGTCGACGGCCGGCGCGGGGTCGAGCGCGGGCGCTTCGGGGGCAGGTGTGGACATGGATGTGTCTCCCGTGCGGGATCGGATGGTCGCGCCGGCCGTGCGGCCTGACGGTTACTCGGCGCCCGAGGGGGCGCTGGCCGAGGACGGCGCGGTCGCCTTGTCCTCGCCCCGCAGGTGACGGCGGAAGGCGTTCAGCGCGTCCTTTCCGGACTCGCCTCTCGTTGCTTCACGCCATGCGGCTTCGAGCCGCTGCACCTCGGGTGGTTCTGGTTCGCGCCGGTATACGGCGGAAACGGAGCATCGGTCGTTGTCGTGGGCGGCGAAGTGGGCACGGGCTTCGGACCCGTAGGCAGCTCCGCGGGAGGCCACCATTGAGCAGAACGCGCACGGCGATCCGGAGGTGACCCGCCGCCAGCCGGCGATCTGCTGCGGACGCTGCCGGACGGTCTCCAGGACTGTGTTGCGGCTGCCCTCCATGGACAGCCGCTGACCGGCCCCGCCGAGTCGCTCAGCCATCGCGCGCCGCGCGCCGGTCACGTCACCGGTCTTGGCCATGTGCTGCTTGAAGGCGACCGGGCCGACCACGCGCAGGGCGTTGGCGAGCTGCTGCGGATTGGCGCGGGCGATCACGACCGGGTTCAGCTTGATGCCGTTGGCGGCGGCGTGCGCGATCAGGTAGCGGCGAGCAAGGGCGGCCAGCGCGTCCTGGGCGACCGCGACTTCCTGCTGCATCTGCGTACCGACACGACCCCACCACCCGTCGATGTCGCCGACGTCGGCGCCGAGTGCGAGGATCCGCAGCCGGCGCCCGATCAGACCGGCGACGCGCAGGGCCTGCTCGCGGTGTTCGCGGGTGAGCAGGTCGGCCGCGGCGTTGGCCATCAGGCAGCCATCGGCGGTACGGGTGCTGCCACCGCAGTAGGCGCGGCCGGAGCGGGCGCGGGGGCGAGCATCTGGGTCAGCGCACCGAGCGCGTCCTGGTCGTCGGCCATCGCCTGCCAGCGTTCGATGTCCTGCTGGGTGACGCCGGGAACCCGATCCCAAAGCGCGGGCCCGGGGATTCCGAGGCCCTGCACCAGCTTGCCAAGGGCGTCGGCGACCTGGGCGAGGGACCGCGGCTGGGTGTCGCGCCAGATGACCTGCGAGGCGGTGTCGTTCCAGCCCTCGGTGTCACCGATAGCGAGACAGCCCAGGCGCAGCATCTGCTCCAGGCCCTCGCCGAAGGTCGACTTGTGCTCGGCGAGGTCCATCTGGTGCGCGTCGGAGAGGGCGGCCAGGGCCTCGGCGGAGATGTTGGACACCGACCCGCCGATCAGCAGGTTGTGCGGGGGGATCCGGGCGACCGCCGCCATGTGCAGCAGGGCCCGGTCCCGGGAGTCCAGGTAGCCGTTCAAGTCCGTCTGCCCGAACTCGCCGAACTTCGTGTCGGTGGACTCGGCGTGCAGCAGCCCGTCGACCCGGATGTTGAAGGGTTCGCGCGGGGTGCCGTGGACGTCTTCTTCGATGGTCATGCCGGTGACCCAGCGCTGCCGGAACGCGCTGTACTGCTGCGCCATCAACAGCGCATAGGTGGTCTGGTCGACCTGCCGCTGCACCCGCAGCAGGGGCTGGATCTTCCCGACCGGCCCGTCGTCCAGGTCGTTGGAGTCGCTGATCCGCACGATGGGGCAGACGCCGAGGTCGTGGCGTTCCGACACCCCCAGCTGGGGGGACCGTCCGCCTTCGCCGAGACACAGGTGGTGCACGAACTCGTCGTCCACCAGCTTCGCGTCCCCACCGGCGCACACGATCAGCGCGGCCACCGGCCACTCGTCTTCGAACGCGTCGGCGTACAGAGCGGTGCACGTACGGGGGGAGAGAGGGGTGATGCGTGGCGCCGGGACCGCGCCGGCCACGCCGGGCAGGACCAGCGCGTACGACAGGCCGTAGGTCACGGCCGCCCGGTACAGGGAGTTCTGGCGCGCGTCCATGCGGTTGGGCTGCCACACCGTCTTCCACGCCGAGGACATGTCGGTCGCGTCGGACTGGCGGTAGCCGTCCACGTACAGGCCCTGGGCGACGGAGGCGACGACCAGGGGAAGCGCGTTGAACTTGGACTGGTCGATCAGGTCGCGGTACTCCGAGGTGACCTTCTTCGGGACGTACAGGCCGCGGCCGATGTCGTGGAGCGCGTGGTAGATCGGGTCCAGCCGGCGCTTCTCCGCGTCGCGGGCCTCGATCAGCCTCCGCGCCATCTCGACCACGTCGTTGGGGTTGTCCACGGTCAGCTCCATCCGACGACACGGCCAGCGCGCTTGCCGGTGCGGCTTCCGTTGCGGGTCCAGGCGGGCGAGGCCAGCAGGTCGGCGCGGCACATGTCGGCCAGCAACATGGCTGCGAAGGCGTCCACCTTGCGGTCGCTGCTTCGGTGCTGCTTGCCGAAGGAGACGCCGTACCGGTTCGGCCGGCGCCGTGCGTTCAGGACGTGCCGACGCAGGGTGGCGTCGGCGGTGTGGAGGATCTGGCCTGCCGCGATGGCTTCGACCAGGGCTTCGCAGCGGCGGGTCGACTGCTGGAGCCGACCGCGCATGTCCCAGCCGACCGCCGACCCGGGCGAGGCCTGCACCAGCAGCCGGTCGCCGAAGGTCTGCGACCAGGTGTCGATGTAGCTCGCCCAGTGCTCCACGTCGGCGTAGAAGCCCACCACGTTGTAGAGCCCGTCCGCGTGGTCGACCATGTCGGCGACGGCCTGGCGGTCGACCTCCCATCCCTCGCCCTGCGGCCCGTCCGGCTTCTCCCAGACACCGAGGGGCTGGACCAGGCGGTCCTCCACGCGGATCGCGACCAGGGCCGTGGCGTCCTGCCGCAGCGATCCGTCGAAGCCGAGGACGATGGTGTCGCCTTCGGCGAGGCGGTCCGACGTGGCGCAGTCGTCCCAGTCGGCGGGCGCGACCAGGGAGTCCTCGGCCACGGACACTTCGTTTAGGTAGAACCGGCGGGCGTCGGCGGGGTGTGTGCCCAGGTCGTAGACCTCGTCCACGATGCGCGTGATGTCGATCCACGGCGCGTCGCGGTACAGCTCCTTCAGCGCGGCCCGCAGCTTCGGCTCGTCGGCGAGGTCCTTGACCACGGCCTTCGGGTGGAAGCGCAGCAGACCCGCGTCGGTCACGCCGGCCTCGGCGAGCTTGTCGGCGTACAGGGACGTCTGCTCGGCCACCGAGTCCTCGCCGGGCCTCCAGCAGTTAGTCGTCTCCAGGGACCGGCCGCCGGTCTTGCCGAGGTTGCGGCGGATCGTCGCCGCCATCCGGATCCCGCCGTTGGCGGCGACGGCCAGGTGGGGCTCGTCCAGGATCGCCGCGGTGGTCCGCTGCCCCTCGCGACTGGGGGCGCTGGCCGTCACCGGCTCCAGCTTCCCGTTGCGGGTGCGGACGCGGGTGATGCCGAGGTCCAGGCCGTCGATCTCGCGGGCGGCCGCGCCCTCGCGGAGCATCGACAGCACCAGCGTCATGGTGTTCTCGGTCTGATCGAGCGAGCAGGCCGCGAGCTGCACGTGCGGACTCGGGTGCGGCCGGCCGACCGCGAGGCCGTGCGCGTCGGTGCCGTCGTACACCACCGGACCGGCGAGTTCGCAGCAGCTGATCGCTGCTGCGAGCGGACTTTTCCCGAGCCTTTCGGCATCACGATCTGCCCACGCCGGTAGAGCCACCCCCCTCCGGGCAGCACCGCATACCACCAGCAGATCAGCCGGGCCTGGGTGTCGGTCCACTGCCACGGGCCACCCGCGCCGACGCCGTCGGGCTGGGCCAGCATCGCTTCGCCCCAGCCCAGCACGTCCGGGCCGAGGGTGAGGATGCCGTGGTCCTGCGGCCACCCATGCGGGATACCGTCCGCACCCAGGGTGAGCGGGACGTCCAGCATCGTGGTCACGCCTTCTTCGCTCCGGCGCGGATCTTGTCATCCATCTCGTGCGCCATCACCGCGCGGATCTGCGCGTCCGCCAGGTCCTGGGTGTCGTGGCAGGCCAGCGTCGTGCCGTCGTCCTTCTTCACGACGCACCACTTCTCGCCGCGCTTGACGACCCGGTACGGCATCAGCTGCTCTTCGCTACCCGGTCCCAGCGGGCGCGGGCGGCGGCGCGCTTGCGCTCCGACTCGGCCGCGGACACGGCGGTGCCGACGTCGGGCAGGGACAGCTGACGCAGCAGCGTGCCCATCGTCGCCCGGTACCGGCGCAGCGTGTCGACGGCCGGGTGGAGCTTCGCGCCCTGGGAGTTGTAGACCATCAGGTCGTCCCCCTCCATCAGCTTCTCCAGCTGCTCGACCATGTCGGCGCACCGGCAGGCGTCCTCCAGGACACGCAGCTCATCGGGGCGCAGGTGGTAGGCAGGGACGACCGAGGACCACAGCCGGCGCCCCGCGGGGCCCAGCTTGGACGGTGCCTTGGGCACTGGCAGATCGCTCATGGTCATCACCCCTTTGCGTGATTGAGAACCTCACCTTCATGAGGTGAGGTTGAGAACATGAGCACACTCGAATCGCGAGCCCTGTCCGCGTACTTCCGTCACAGCGACGGTCTCGTTGCCCAGCCGAGCGGCGACCCCGATGTCATCGACCACCAGGGCCTGACCTATGTGGTGCTGTCCAACGTGAACGGCACGCTGGCCGTGTACCGGCACCTGCCGGCAGGACAGCTCAAGCGGATGAAGCGCTGGCCCGAGGAGGTTGCGCCCCGCTGACCCCAGGGCGGGGTCGAGGCGGTGCAGTCAGATTCGATGGCTATGCCGCCCCGTTCAAAAAGAAGGGGGGGCGGGGCGGGGTCACCCCCAGGGAGGGTGACCCTCCGTGATGGTGGGCGGTCCGGCCTCGCGCACTGAGATCAGGGTGTGCGAGGCCGGAGCCTGGACCCGTCCGTCCTGCTGGTCACCACGGCAGCGGACAGGCGGGTCGTCTAGAAGGGCGGACGGTCGAGCCGTCGCAGCCCGGGGTGTTGCTCGGCCGGCCGGGCGCGCGAGGGGCGCGGGCCTTGGGCTTCGTTGGCCTGGATCGCGGTACGCCGTCTGTGGTGGTGACGGCATAGCGTGCGCAGCATGTGGGGACGGTGGTCGTCCGGGTCGCCGAGGTGGTCGACTTCGAGCTGGGTGGTCTCGGTGCAGCGTGTCCCGTCGGCGCGGGTCCAGGTGCACTGGTGTCCGTCGCGCTCCAAGATGGGCGGCCTGATGTCGGTGGCCCAGTCGGCGGGCAGCGGCGCTGTACGCCAGGGGGTGGCCATGGGCATCACCTCCCACAGACTCAGGGCGCCCGGTGCAGCAGGAACGCGGACCCGATGTGTCTCGTGTACGCGGGCGGGATCGCCTCGCGCAGGCCTTCGCGGGTTGCCCAGTGCATGCCCATGGCCAGCCTGCCCGCGTCGACCCCGATGAAGTTGCCGACGACGTGCATGTTCTGACCCGGTGCCGGGCGCCGCCCCATCTTCGCCGTGGGGCGGGTGTGCGACGGGTGGCGCGGGGCTTGGATCGGGAAGCTCGACTCGAAGATCCGGTGGCGGTAGGTCCCGAGGCCGAACATCGAGCCGCACAGCAGGACCGGGTCGCGGAGCGGGGCGCCGATCACGTTCTCGATGACGTAGGGGACGCCCAGGCTGACGAGCAGTTCGCGGGTGGGGGCGATCAGGTCGGGGTGGTCACGGGCCCGGATCTTCTGGGCTCGGGTGTAGCGCTGGCACGGGGGCGAGGCGTGGATCAGGTCGAAGCTGCGTCCGTACAGGGCGGCGTATCCCAGCGCGTCGCCCTGATGGAAGTCGAACGGGTAGTGCGGTTGCGGTGCGCGGTCGACACCGACGGGTTCGAGTCCCGCCATGGCGTACCCGAGGGATCCACCCCCTTGGCAGCAGAACAGATCGAGTACCCGTACTCCAACGAGGGGCAGGTATCGGACATCGACTCTTCCCATGGCCAGCACCCCCTGCCCACCGGATGCGATCAACAGGAGGGGATGCCGGCGTACGGAAAAGGCGCCCACGGTGGGGCGCCTCTCAGGGGTCCGGCATGCCCTTTCCGCGGGTCGCCGCGGTAGGCATGCCGAACACGGGTCAAGTGTGACACGGCATGATCTTCTGCGCAATACGGGCATATGGGTGATTGACCGACTGTCACCCCTCGGCGGCCTGCTGCTTCTCGTACGCCATGATGGCGGTGTCGACGTCCCAGGTCTGAATGAGCGCATGCCACCTGGGGCGCACGCCCTCGCCCCGGTCGATCAGCAGATGGGGTGTGGTCCAGGCGGCGATGATCGCGCACTCCTCGGCCTTCTTCTCGACCCAGCGCGCGGCGTGCGTGTCTGCGCCGACGCGGTCCTTGTACGCCTCCAGGGCATCCTTGCCCTCGCGCCACCAGACCAGGGCGAGACCGTCACGCCGTACGTCCAGGCACCAGTCCTCGGCGGTCCGGCCGTCGGGCAGGATCGTCGTACGGAGCATCTCGCGGATGGCGGGGTCGATCTGAGCGGGAGTTACGTCGTCTGTCTCCATGGGTCCATCGCACCATGACGAAGGCCCCCGCGCTCGGATGACGCGAGCGTGGGGGCCGTGTGGGTCAAGGAGGGGTCAGGCGGCGGCCTGTTCCTTCCGCGCCCGGTGGCGGGCGAGCATCTCGGCGTCGCGGGCTTCGGTGTTGGCGATCCGCTTGCGCAGGCCCGACACACTCATCGTGAGGGCGCGTGCCATCTCGGCCTGGATACCCAGGATGCCGGTGGAGTTGAGCTTGACGATCAGCCGGTCCTCCAGCTTCGCGTAGCGCTCCTTCATGGCGCGGGCGCGCAGCAGCTCCATGTAGTCACCGAAGGTCTGCTCGGTGATGCCGCGCCGCGCGAGCTGCGCGAGGGTCTGCCCGCTCGCGGCGGCGAACTCCTCCAGGGTCTTCGGCATGAGGTCTTCGACGGGGGTTCCGGTGGTCTCCATGCCCCACACAGTAGCCCATGTCGTACGACTTTGGAATACGACTTGAGTTGTATACCCTTGCACCCAAGTGCTATGATCACTACGTGAGCAGGGAGAGACCCCGCCACAGAGAGGGACACATGAACTGGACCGTCTACCTGGAAGACTCGGTAAAGGCGCTGATCGCCTTCGACCCCGAGGGCACCATGGTCCTGATGGAGATCGGCGCCCTGGCCGAGACCGGCCCGGTCGGTGCGGTTGACCCGGTCAACCCGAACCTGGTCCTGGAGCCCATCATGGGCCGCACGGCGACGCTGGACGTCGACTGGGACGCGAAGATGATCCTGGTGACCGCGATCAGCTAACCGAATGAGCGAGGCCCGCCCCCGAGCAGTGGGGGCGGGCCTTCTTCGTATCAGGATACCGTCGGCACATCGTCCGGCTGACGGACCAGCGGTAGAGGTTGGCCGCGGATCCGGGCTTCGACGATATCGGCGACCTCGGCGGCGGAGACGACCAGCATCCGGGCCTCGTACCCGCGCCGGGTGAGGTGACCACGCCGGACCCACTGCCGGATCACCTCTCGGCTGACTCCGGCGGCGATGGCGGCCAGGTCGCTGGTGACGAGCCTGTCGCCCCCCGACGACCTGCAGGTCCGGCGAGGCATCAGGCGGCCTTCGCGACGACCGGGATGTCGCCGAGCATCCGGCCCAGCAGCAGCAGATGGGTCGGGGGCCAGACGGTCCTGCAGGTACTGCAGCGGACCGTCCCGGACGTCAGGCTGCCCTGCAGGGACCCGCCGCACGGCTGCCCGCCCTCGGCGTCCAGAGGACACACGCCGAGAGGTACGCGGGCCCGCTCGGGGAAGGCCAGCGAGCGGGCGGCTGTCGACAGGGTCTTCAGCTCGGCGAGGAGGTCGGCAGCGCCGGCCGCGAAGTCGAGCGCGATCCAGGACATGTGGTCATCCAGCCGCTGGCACACCTCGCGGACGCGGTCCCGGCCGCGCCACCGTGGCCGGCCCAGTTCGCGGGCTTCGTGTACGGCCTCCAGCCACTCGGTGAGGATGTCAGCCATCCCGCCGGGCCCGCGCAGGCTGAGCACGTCCAGCACGCACGGCAAGGGTGCCTCGCGGCTGCCGCTGACCCGCTGCTGCTCACCCGACCCGGGGACCAGGGCGACGGCCAGGGCGTCATGAAGGACCGGCAGCTCTGCCAGGTACCGGCGGGCCCTGTCGACGCAGGGCCAGCACAGTACGCGGGGGACGGCGGACCGCCGGCTGCAGGCGGTGCACGCGAGCGTTGCATCGTCGGTCACTTCCCGAACACCCGCTTAAGCTGCTCCGCCATGCTCTCCTCGCCGAGGAACTCTTCGACGGCTTCCGGGTTGATCCTGTCCCGTTGGGCGCGCTCCTCCAGCCAATCCGTCGCGCTCGTCTTCCGAGCGAAGTACATCTGCATCTTGGCGACGGGAGGGCGTCGCGAGTCGCAGTTCATCACGACCAGATAGGCGCCGAGGCGCGTCAGCCGGTAGTTCTCCACGAGACCCCCGGTCACGGCCTTCACCGGGTGCAGAGTGATCTGCCTGTCCGCGATCGTGTCATGCGCTCCCCACACCGTCCGGATGACTGCCATGGCCCTATAGACCGCAGGGACGAATTCCTCCCACGCCATATCTCCGAGTTCGCAGCAGAGTTTATTTGCGTCCCAGAACTCCAACCCAGACTCGTCGATCTCCTGCAGCCCGCTGAGGAATCCGTCGTCGGTGATATCCATGATGGTGCCTTTCGGGAAGGTGGGTGTCGGTACCACCGACACCCACCGAGACGGACTAGAAGGGGGCTTCGGCGGGGTAGGCGGCGCCGGCCGCGATGCGCGGCTGCCCGTACTGCGGGTGCTTGCCCGTGGGTGCGTCGTCGACGGACACCACGGGCGCGGCCGGCGGCGTGTACTTCGCCTCGTACAGCTTCGGAGCGTTGTACTTCGGGTTGGTCTTGGGACCGTCGCCGGTGTAGCGGACAGAGAGCGTGCCGCCCTCGGCCAGGCCCTTCGCGCCGGCCGCCTTGACGGCCTGCTGCACGGCCTTCTTCATGTTGGCGCGCAGGTACAGGCGGCGGCGTCCGTCGTCGTCCGGGTCGGCAGGGTCGCGCAGGTCCGTCTGCAGAGTCACGACGACCTGCTTCTTCGGGGTGCCGTCGTCCCAGAAGGCGGGCTTCTCGGTGTCGAAGTCGCGCTGCTGCTGGACGAATGGCTTCTCGGAGATCGTTCCACTGATGTCGTCGCCGACGTTCAGGAACTTGGCCGAGCCGACACCGCCTTCCATAAGGAAGTCGTCGGCATTCCCGAGGTCCACATTCTGGCCGTATTCGTTCATTCGCATTTCCTCATTTCTCGTTTTCAACGCACGCCCGCTCTGCGGCTCTGGGGGCCGCCCTTCAGGCAATCAGGTCTTCGCAGGTGTCTTTCCTGCGGCGGGCGAAATGCCCGCCTCGGCATCCCCGCTCGTCGGCCTCGACCGCGTGGCCCGGGTCGAACCAGGGGCACCAGCGGCATTCGGACTGGGCGGTCGCGGGGATGACGTCCATAGGTGTTCCGGCGGGCAGGCCGGCGATCTCGTCGAGACGGGCGAGGGACGCGTCGACAACGTCCTGGTCGGGTGCGTAGGACCAGATCTGGGCCTTGTCGCGGATCTTCGCGGCGCGCGGCAGGACGACGATCGCGATCTTGCGTACCTCCAGGCCTTCGTTCTGCAGGCCGCGCCCGTAGAGCTGGCCCTGGACCAGGTAGCGGTTCGGCGGGCCCTGGGTGCCGTAGCTGCGAAGGGTCTCGGGCCCGACCAGCTTCCAGTCGTACGCGGTGGCGGTGGCCTTGTCGTACAGGTCGACCTGCCCGGTCATCCCCGGCCGCACGGTCACCCGGTGCTCGATCAAGTAGCGCTCGCGCCCCAGGGTGCGGTTCCGCTGGCGGAAGACCTCGGCGATCCAGAGGTGGGCGGAGGTTCCGAGGATGGCGGCCCAGCTGTCCTGGTCCTGCCGTACGGGCGGGGTGCCGATGACCTTGTACCGAAGCCGACGGGCACAGTCGTCGCCGACCTCGCTGGGGCCGATGGCGCGCTGCCTGCTGCGGTCCGACTGCGAGTCGGCGGAGAGGAAGAGGTCTTCCAGCGCGTTCGCGAGGCCGAACGTCTGCTTGGCCAGGGGAAGCGCGGGACTCGGTCGGTCGGCGGTCTTGCGCAGACCGGCGAGGCGGTCTTCGAGGACCTTGCCCTTGTCTGCGGCGACCTGTTGCGCGGCGTCGGTAACGGCGTCGGTCATCGGACCGGGGGACCTACGAGCACGCCGGCGGGCATCGCCCTGTTCAGGCTGGCCAGCACCATCAGGTTGCCCACGATGGCGCGGATGTCAGCGGCCCTGAAGCGACTTGGGTACTTTTCGAGCTGGGACCCCAGGGTGAGCCACGCGTCCCGGGGGTCACCGGACTCGATGGCGGGGCGGGCGCACCTCGTGTGGTACCAGCTACCCCGTACGTAGGTGATCGCCTCGCCCTCTGCCGTGAAGCGGCAGCAGGCTTCGCAGGGGTACCCCCATTGCGACCCGTCGCGGGCGGTCCGCTTTCCGGTCGACGGTACCGACATGAGCCGGACCGTCACCCGCTCATCGGCGTGCAGCTCGTCCTGCATGGCGTCTCCCTCTGCTCGCATCCTTGACCACGCATCACAGCGTGTGTGACAGCCGACCTGTCCGATTAGCTGTCTACCTACGATTCTAAGGTGATATGTCACGATTCGCCACAGAGCGTACGGGTGAATCGAGGGAGTAACTCCCTCGCTCAAAGGGGTGTATGTGTAGTTGACCTTGGAAGTCACGGCGGCCGGTGGGGTGGGCTACATCTCACATTGTGAGACTGACCCCCTCCATTGGGGACCTTGGGGACCACTGGGGACCATGTGGGGACCTTTTCGCCCCCTCGGAGACACAACGCGCTGACCTGGCCTTTTGTCTTGAATCGTCTCAGCATGTGAGATTTGCAGGCCCATTGGGGTCCTTGGGGACCACTTTTCGACTTGTGAGAGCTGAGAGGCCAGGAAGAGAGGTTGATAAGTACATGACAAAGTTGTCATGTACCTGCTCTCTTCACTCTCCGGTGATGCCTACTTGCGTTCTGCTTTTCTTTTCGCAAAGATACTCAGACCCACCCGCCGGGAGATCGCGATCCCCCTGGCGGCCCCTCCTTCCGTGCACAAGGAGAGCCCCACATGCGCGCTCAGCAGAACGACGTCGACCAGACGCCCCGCCGACGACCAGGCCGACCCGCCGGCGTCGAACACGACAAGGTCACCCGCAACGTCTACGTCTCGAAGTACCGGGCCGAGACAGGAGAGAAGAAGGCGCGTGAGGTCGGCTTGAACCTCTCCGTCCTGGTCGACTCGCTGCTGGAGCGCTTCATCAAGGGCGACGTCCCCTCGGACTGGCTCCGCCCCGCCCCGCCGGTACAGCCGTCGCGCTGACCCTCAGTCGTTCCAGATCGTTCCAGTAATCCAGCGTCGCAGTGAGAGAGGGCCGGAAATCCCGATTCGGGAATAACGGACTATTTCTCACAAAGCCGTCTTCTTCTGCAAGCGGGCCGTAGCTTTTGGGGACAGGATTTGTCTTCCAAACTAGCTACGCGGGTTCGATTCCCGTCACCCGCTCTGAAGCGAAAAGGGCCAGGCCGAGGACATCTCCTCGACCTGGCCCTTCGCCGTTCCCGGGGCCCCTTGCCCTGCGGAATCGGTCGGCCTTCCGCCACGACTTCCAGGCCCTGGAGAAGCACGGCAACCGGCAGAGCCGGTTCGAGTACGGACCGTTTACGAGTTCCTCGCTGATGGTCGCCCGGCGGAAAAGAGAGAGGGTGCAGCTGTGGACGCGGAGCGAACGGCTGGGGCGCGCCAGGGCAACGCGGCGCCGTTGAGGTCCTCGGCATGACCAGCAATGTGCCGACCTGCCCGGAGTGCGGCCAAGCCATGAAGTTCGGCGGATTCGTGCTCTGCCGGCGGGAGGACGACGGCGAGCGGGTCTGCCGAGGTGTGTGGAAGTGCCCGACGCCGCATGTCTGGTGGAACTGGGCCGACCGGCCGCACGAGACGCTGGAGGCGTGCCCGATGCCCGGGATGTTCCGCTGACATCCGCGCCTTCCCGCCTCCCCCTCGTGTGCCCGACCGGACGGCGCGTGGTGGGGAATCACGGTGAACCGCGGTGGCCGCTCGGCTCGGGTGCGGGTCAGGGGCCTGGCAGCTCGGGGCCAGGTCGCGGGAGATCCCCTCCGGCCGGCCTGGTGCGTGCCTTGCCTGTCCCGGGGCCCGCGCGGGCCGGGCCGTACGATCGGCAGCCATCGGTCAGGGGGTCTCGCATGAGCGCAGGCATGGCGCTCGCCGTCAGCGGCGACAGGGAATGGGTCATCCGCAACGCCAAGGGGCGGAAGTTCGTCCACGAGTCCGCGGAGGAGGCCTTCGGGGAGTTGCACGAGTACGGGGAGGGAGCCGTCGTGCTGACCCGCCGGGTCTACCGGGGGATGTTCCGCACCAAGCCCGTCACCGACTGGCAGGAGGTCGCTCCGCCCGGGCCGGGGTCAGAGCTTGATGCCCGCGATGGTGTCCGCCAGGGAGTTCAGGAAGCGGTTGACGTCCGGGGCGATGGAGCTGGACGCCAGGAAGAAACCGAAGAGGACCGCGACGATCGCGGGACCGGCCTTCATGTGCTTGCCGCGGATCAGGATCACCAGGATGATCGCCAACAGAACCACGACTGACAGCGAAATGGCCACTACTGATCACACCTTCGGTCGTCCCCTGGCCGGCCCGGGGCGTGCGGCCCTGCACACCCCTACACGCACCATCCTCCCACCAACGGGCCCCGGCTATCCGTCCCGTGACGAATCGCCATCGGTTCTTTCCCGCCAAGCACACACTTACTTGGCATATTTCGGGCAAGAGGTACGGGTCAGGGGGCGGTGACGCCGAGCAGGGAGCGGACGTACGCGTACTTCGCGGTCAGCCGTTCGCGGGTGGGGGCGTCCAGCGCGGACAGGCGTACGGGGTCGGCGTTGTGCGCGAGGTCGGCTTCCTTGACGAGGGGCGCGCCGGGCGTGGCCAGGATGCGGGCGGCGTACTCCTCCAGCGCTTCCCCGGGGCGCTTGGTCAGGGCCAGCACCATGGCCTTGACCTCCTCGGGGACGGCCAGGGAAGCCAGTTCGCCCGGGCTCAGCGCCTCGTCCTCGACGGAGTCGTGGAGCCAGCCCGCCGCCTGCTGCGCCGGGGTGCCGCCGAGCAGGCGGACGCCCTCGGCCACGGCCGCGAGGTGCTCGGCGTAGGGCCGGCCGGCCTTGTCGGTCTGGCCCTCGTGCGCCCGGCGGGCGAGGGCCTCGACCTCCTGGAGGGTGAGCGGCTGCTCCGTCAT